AGAAGAAAGCAAGAAAAATGAGAAAGAATACAGGGGGGTTAAAGTAACCATAGAAATACGCAAGCGCAGAGTGCTGGCAGCGCTAGAGGCAAGCTTGATGAACGTGGGGGCATCCTGTCACTCGGCGGGTATAAGCTACGCCACGTATTACCGCTGGCGGGAAGACGACCCGGACTTTAGGAAGGCCACAGATCAGATAGACCTTAGGCTTTTAAATAAGGTCGAAGACAAGCTTAAGGAGCTCATAGCCAACGGCAAGGAATCCTCAGTGCATTTCTTCCTCAAATCGAAGCACCCGAACTACCGGCCGAAACTGGAAACGAACAATAACCCTGACGCATTCACTGGCACGCTCGACGACCTGTTGAGACAAGCGGACGAAGAAGCGGACGCACAGGACGCCCTAGAGCAAGAAGAACAAATAACCAAAGAACATGCCACGCAAGACGAACAAGGAAATAATCGAGGGGCTGTTCAGAATCAAGGACAAGAGGGGCTTGATAGTATCGTTCAAGCTCAACGTGATACAGAACCTGTATTGGGCCAAGCGCCGAGCGCGTAACCTCATAGTGAAGTGCAGACAGGGGGGCATCACGAAGTTCATTGACGCTGACCAGTTGGTTGACTGCATGAGGCAGCGGACGAACGCCGTTGTTATCAGTCACGAAAAAGAGGCAACCAAGCGCCTCTTTTCTGCCGTGAGGGAGTACATCGACAACCTGCCCGTGCAGCCGCTTATCTCGACCAACTCGAAATCAGAGATCAAGTTTCCGAAGGTAGGGAGCAGTTACTACGTAGGTACGGCTGGCGCACGCGCGTTCGCTCGTGGCGACACCATCCAACGCGCCCACCTGTCAGAGGCAGCCTTTTATCAAGACCTTGAGAAGGTGCGCAACGGCGTAGAAGAAGCAGCCGAGTTCGGGCGTATCGACATTGAGACGACCCCTAACGGCCACGACGAGGTGCATAGCTTGTGGCAGAAGGGCAAAGTCGGCAGGAGTTCTTACACGAACATCTTTATCCCGTGGTTCCTGAATCCTGAATACAGCGCAGACTTTCTCACCGAGAAGGAGAGGAAGAACCTCACTACCGCGATTGCTGAGATGTTCGCCGTGCCGGATGAAGAGTTTCTCGCGGGCATGAACGACGAGGAAAAGAACCTTGTTGCCAACGTACTGGAGAACTGGGGCATCCAACTCACTGCCGGGCAAATGAAGTGGCGTAGGTACAAGATATGGGACAAAGGGCAGTTCTTTTATCAGGAGTACCCGGAAGACGACGAGTCATGCTTCTTGCAGAACGAACGTAGCGTGTTCTCACACATCCGCACTGAAACGTGGCGCAGAATCCCGCTCGACAATCTCAAGGCATGGTGCCCCTATAACGACCCACTCGGAGACATGGCCGCACGCGAGCAGCTCAAGAAGACGCTCATGTATGGTTTTGTCGACGGGGCCGAAGGTATCCCGGACGGCGACCAGCATGTTTTCTCAGTGCTTGCTTTCCAAGAAGGAAAGCTGGTGGTAATATATGAGTATGCCTCCCGCGAGCCTATCGACGTATTCGACGAGAAGGTCGCGGCAATTATCGCCGACTACAATATCTTCATGGGTTGTGAGAAGCAGGGAATCGGCGGAGCGCATATTTTAAAACTACGTTCTCTAGGCGTCCACGTGAAGGAATGGAACACCACCGCGAGCAGCAGAGGCCCTATGATAACGCAACTCGAAGAAGCGTACCGCAAGGAGGAGCTGATAGAAACCTACCCCGAAGCAGAAGCGGAAGCGCGAGACATGGAATACAAAGACAAACGGGCCGAGCATCGGCCAGGCAAACACGACGACCGTGTGTTTTCACGCGCAGGGGCATTGCAGCTCACGAAGCTACCTATTCCCGGCGTATCCGTTCTTTAACAACCTATGAGCATCGTATCTAAAATTAAGGGACTTTTTGCAAAGTCAGCAAGTAGCTTTCCAGTCTCGACCCTGTCGAGATTGATTGCGCCCGAAATGGCGTCAAGCGACTTCATGGCTACCTACAGGAAGTCTCTTTATGTTTTCGCCTGTATCTCGAAAATTGCCGAGAAGGTGGCGAGCACCGAGTTTAAAATGTACCGGGTAATGAACAGCAACGGGGACGTTAAAGAAGTAAACACCCACCCGGCGCTTGATTTACTCTACAAGCCAAACCCCTATCAGACGCGCATGGAGTTTTTGGAAATCTCCGAGATTAACCTCAAGACCACCGGCAATGCTTTCTGGCTGAAGGTGCGCGACGACGCGGGCAACGTGAGAGAGCTTTGGAATCTTCGCCCGGACATGGTCACCGTCGTTAGCGACCCGTCGCAGGTTATCCGCTCGTACCAGTACATCACCCCTATCGAAGGCAACGTGGTGGACTTCGACCCGAACGACATCATGCACATCAAGTACCCCGACCCGCTGAATCCGGTCTATGGCTTGTCCCCTATCCTCACCTGTAAATACAGAATCCAAACCGGGAACTTTGCTACGAAGTTTCAGCGTGACTTCTTCCTGAACAGTGCCCGCCCCGACGCGATCATCAAGCAGAGCGCAGACTCGGGCATGAAGATAACCGCCGACCAGAAGAAAGAAATCAAGAAACAGTTCGAGAAATCCCACAAGGGCGAAGGGAATACAAGCGGCCTAGCCATCCTTGAAGGCGGCCTAGAGTATCAGCTTGTCTCTATCTCGCAGAAGGAGATGGACTTCATCGAGAGCATGAAGTTTACCCGCGACGACATCCTTGTAGTGTTCAAGGTGCCTAAGCCTATCCTTGCCATCGTTGACGACGTGAACCGGGCGAACAGTGAAACAGCCATGGCAATTTTCTTAGGCGAGACGATCAAACCAGAAGTACAACGTTTCGTAGATAAACTTAACGAAGACTTGATGGTTAAAGAGTTTGGCGAAGAGTTTTATCTCGACTTCGTAGACCCAACCCCGGCCAACCGCGAGCAGGAGCTACAGGAATACGCGAACGGCTCACAGTATGGCTGGCTCTTAATCAACGAGATCAGACAGCGCGAAGGACTTCAGCCCGTCACTGGCGGCTGGCAGTTCTACAAGCCTTTCTCCGACGCGCCTATGGGTGGACTCGATCAGAACGTTAAGAAGATCGGTGGCGCGACCAAAGAAGAAGCCTACGAGAAGATCATACCGAAGCAATACGACTTCAAGGGCCGCTACTGGCTCAAGCAGAAGTTTATACGCTACGAGTTCATGCAGAAGTACGCGCTCGAAGCCGCAGGGCAGATAATGAAGAGCATGGACAAACACCGCAAGCATTCCTTGCTTCAGAAGCCAGAGCATAAAAAAGCCTACGCCGAGCTGGTGAACAAATCCATCGACAACCAAGCTAAAAAGCTCTCGATGGACACCAACAAGTTCATGGCCGAACAGATGAACCGCGTGCTTGCCAGTTTCGACAAGAAGATCAAAGGCAAGCGCAGCAAGGCGGTGAGCGTCACCCAAGAGAACATTTTCAACAAAGATGAAGAGCTTAAACTATCGTTCGAGTTCATCTCTCCGTACATCTCGGAATTCGTAAAAGAAGCGGGCGTGGACGCGCTCAAGCTCACCAACCCGAACGTTGACTTTCAGACCACTGAAAGAATCCAAAGCTACATCAGAAAACGCGCCGAGAAGTTCGCTAAGGAAGTGAACAACACCACGATTGAAGGACTCGACAGAACGCTGGCCGAAGGAATAACCGCAGGCGAAAGCGTCGCGGAACTGAGGACGAGAGTAGAAGCGCAGTACAAAGACTTTCCGGTTTATCGGTCTGACCTCATGGCTCGCACTGAAGCAACCGCCTCAACGAACGAAGGCATGATCGAAGGTTACAAACAAAGTGACGTGGTAGACGGTAAGGAATGGATCAACGCAGGCGACGCGCGAGTGAGAGAAGATCATCAAGACGGCGTCGGGGTTGGCGGCGAGATCGTAAGTTTAGACGGGAGCTTTTCAAACGGGCTGAAGTTCCCAAACGAGCCAAACTGTCGTTGCGTAGTCGGCCCGGCTTTCCTTACTAAGTAAACTCTGAGATAATATCTGTATGGACAAAACTTTACAACAGAAAAAAGCCACCTTCAAAATCAAGGCGGTCAACGAAGCAGATTATACCATAGAGGGCGTTTTCTCGACGGCAGACCCCGACTGGCACGGCGAGATCATCGACCAGAGCGGCTGGAACCTTGATATTTTCAAGGCTAACCCGGTCATTCTGCTCGCGCACAATGATTGCAGCCTGCCGGTGGGTAAGTGTATCGAGATCGGCATCGACCAAGACGGCAACCTTGCGGGCAAAATCCGCTTTGCCGCCGAAGAGTACGAAGTAGCTATGACGGTCTTCAAGCTTTACGCTGGCATGTATATGCGGGCGTTCTCGGTCGGGTTTATGAACGACGAGATGGACATGGACGGCGAAGGAACCATCTTGCTCAAGAAAAATACCCTCTACGAAATCTCGTGCGTCTCTGTCCCGGCCAACCCTATGGCGCTCGCGAGATCGAAGGGTATCAACACCGAGCCGCTTGAGAGAAAGCTCAAGGAGCTGGCAGAAGGCAAAGTGGAAACGAAAAAAGAAGAACCCAAGGAAGAGATGAAAGAAACCGAGAAAGTAGAGGCTGAGACTGAGGAGCAACAGCTTGAAAAGGCGCTGATCGCAATTCCCAAAAAAGAAAAATTCATACGTGACGCTATCGGGACATTGACCTGTCTCCTAAAGAGCATCACGGAAGCCGATACCCAAGGTGAAAAAGAAAAGTCGAACACCCCTGCTCAGCAGGGCGGCCAACCCAAAGCACAGGTCAAAGAAAAATTGCTCATTAACAAAGCTGTGAGGGAACTACTCGCGGCTAAAAAACTCTAACGTATGGACTTAAATGCCATTCTCAAGAAAGACCCGGCCTCTTGCTCTGCCGAAGAACTCGCAGTAGTGAAAGCTAACTGGGATCGTCTTACTCCCGAAGAACAAGCGAAATTCGACGCCGCTGTAAACGGTGGTCAGGACAGCGCTCAGGGCGTCAAAGCCTTGCTCGCGAAACAGATTGCCGAAGCTGCCGAGAAACTCGGTAACGAAGCGTCTGAAGAAGTTCTCTCGAACTTCAAGAAAGGTATCGAAGCTTCCCGCGCTAAGGCCGCTGTCGCTGGCCCGCAGGGTAGTCCGAAAGCCAACGAAGCGACCCGCAAATTCTTGCGCGCGCTGAAGTCTAAGAACTTCGCCGAAGCGAAAGAATTGTCGAAGAAAGCTGTCAGCACCGACACCGGCGCTGAAGAACCGTGGGACTCTGACGCTGGTTACCTTATCCCTGAAGAATTGCTTGCCGAAATCAAGCGCGTTCAGCAGGTTGGTTACGGCGTCGCTCGTCAGGAAATGCAAAACTTGCCTTTCTCTGGCGCGAGCAACACCCGCAAAATCCCGACGCTCAGCTCCTCTGTCATCCTTAACTGGGTGGAAGAAGGCGGCAAGATTGCGTCGAGCAAACCGAAGTTCGGCGTCGTGACGCAGACCCTCAAGAAACTTGCGGGCACCGTCATCCTCACGAACGAGATCATCGAAGACTCGGCCATCGACCTCGCCGGTTTGATTGCTAAGCTCTTCGCTGAAGCCACGCAGAAAGAAGAAGACCTTCAGTTCTTCAACGGCAGCGGTACGCCGTGGACTGGTATCCTCAAGAACACCGCTATCAACATCGTCACTCAGACGTCCGGCGACGTGAACCAGTTGACCGCCGACGACCTCTTGGACATGATCGACGCCACCCCGTCCGGTGCGCTCGCTGGTGCTAAGTTCTACTTCCACCGTACGATCTTGTCTGTCCTCCGCAAGCTCAAAGACGAGCAGGGCCAGTACATCTACCAGCGCCCGCAGGATGGTACGCCGGGTCAAATCTGGGACTACCCGTACATGACGGTAGAAGCGTTCCCGGCTCGCTCGACGGTTACCACGAACACGAAATACATCTTGTTCGGTAACCTCAAGAACACGTGCGTA